TTATATAAATGCAGGTTGTGTGCGTAATGATAATATTCACCAACTTGCATATTCATTTTGTCTGCAACTAATTTTTGTATCATACTAAAACAGTACTGGTCATTACAGAAACCGTACCAGAGATCATTAGAACGCATTAAAACAGACATATTTAATACATCGTTATAAATTGTAAATTGTATTGCGTAAGTACATGGAGTATCTTTACGATAATATCTATGTTCTTTACAATCATATATACTTATAGCTGCATGTCTAGTATCTTTTTCATTTTTAAGTTTAGCAACTACATAGTCTAACTGATCATTACGATACATTTGCCAACCGTAGTTAGAATTAACACATCTTTCACTGTCAGCCATACGTTCCCATATTGGTGGTATTTTACCATATATTTCACCAAGCTTATCGATGCTAGGATCACCGGATAAATACCATTGCCATTCAGCTTCAGCATAATCAGGTTTCCAATTACGTTCTTTATTAAATATATAATTTTCTAATGGGTTTTCTAACGTAAACCCTACGTTAAACAAAGCTTTTGTACTACCGAAGTCTTTACCATCGGTTATTATTTTGTCAAGAAAATAATTATAAGCTTCGTCTGCATTTTTAAATTTTCTGCGCATATTTATTATAATAGTATTTGTAATACTCATATAGCTTTATCCATATAGTTATAGAGCCATATGGTTCTGGCGATCTATGAGTTTTATTGTTTATCTTAATATCTATATACCATGTTCCTTCACCTGTAGCAAATGGGGAAATAAAAATACCATTGTTTATACACCAATGGTAAGCTTTCTTTTCTTCACTGGTTTGTGAGTATAATCCCATTACATTTAC